ATACCTGTCCTGCTTGACATGCGCGAGAAGGGTGTGGCTGTAGATCTAGACAAAGCCGAGCAAGCAAAAGCTGGCTTAATTAAGGCAAAGAAAGAACTTGTTTCGAGTATCAAGCACGACACAGGAATCGAGGTACAGCCGTGGGTAGCAACCAGTGTGGCAAAAGTATTTGACCACTATGGTCTTTACTACAGCCGGACAGAAGACACTAAACAGCCGTCTTTCAGAAAAGAGTTTTTACAGAACCACCCACATGAAATTGCAGGACGCATACTTAGGCTGCGCGAACTAGATAAGGCAAGCAATACATTCATCGACAACATTTTAAAGTTCTCGTACAAAGGGCGGATACACTGCGAGTTTCATCCACTACGGTCAGATGATGGCGGAACTGTGACAGGTAGGTTTTCGTCCAGTAATCCAAATTTACAGCAAATTCCTGCGCGTGACCCAGAGATTAAGTCTATGATTCGTGGCCTGTTTGTGCCGGATGATGGGTGCAAATGGGGCAGCTTCGACTATTCGAGCCAGGAACCGAGGCTCTTGGTGCATTACTGTGCGTCCCTGCCAAACGATCAAAGGCACTATGCTATTGATGAAGTGGTTGAGGAATACAAGAAAGGGGATGCTGACTTCCATCAAATGGTGGCAGACCTTGCAGGTATTACGCGCAAACAGGCTAAGACGGTAAACCTTGGTATCATGTACGGTATGGGCAAGGGCAAGCTGGCAAACACGATGGATATCACCAAAGATGAAGCTACAGACCTATTGAAGCAGTACCATAACAGGGTTCCGTTTGTTAAAGGCTTGGCGGACATGGTGGCGGAAAGAGCCGATGCCCACGGACAGATTAGAACGATACTTGGCAGGTTATGCAGATTTGATATGTGGGAACCAAAGAAGTTTGGGTACAATAAGCCTCTGCCGTTAGACAAGGCGCGTAAAGAATATCCCATGCAACCGCTGCAGCGTGCGTTTACATACAAGGCACTGAACAGATTGATCCAAGGTTCGGCAGCCGACCAAACCAAACAGGCGATGGTGGAGTGTTACAAGCAGGGATTAGTGCCGTTGCTTACGGTGCATGACGAACTATGCTTCAATGTCGAGTCCGAAGAGCAGGCGGCGCGTATTACAGAGATTATGGAAACGAGCCTAGAGTTAAAAATTCCTAGCAAAGTTGATCAAGAACTTGGTGACAACTGGGGTGAAGTAGGCTAGGATCATATCTATATAGTCACCACGAAAGAAAAGACTGTGCAGGCAACCCTGATCAACGCAGTCTTTTTTTTCATTGATAGTGGTCTAATGCACGTTCCCATGTTTTCAGACATAGATGCGGGTCATCAAACTTAGATGGTTTGACGCGTTTTGATTTTGCCCTGCCCAGCGTATCGACTGGATAAAACCAAACCTGTTCGTGCTCAATACCAACCAGAGCAACGATGTCGCAATCATCATAAGTAAGGGGGCGTTTTTGCTTGCCCCCCACCGCTATGTTGAACTGATATCCTGCCGGACGATCCTTTTCATATCGAAGATGACAAGATTTAACCTGCACCCGCCAGATCTTGTTTCTGTCCCAAGCTATAACATCAACTGTTTCTAAATTAACAATAGATGCGTTGATACCTACTTTGAGCATACGCAAAGCACATATATGCTCTCCAATCTTGCCTATATGAAGCTCTCGTGCGAACACCCTACTTTTTTTCAGCTAGATCTTGCATCCTAGAAATCAAACGTCTAGCTCGATTTGGGACTTGCGTATACCACTTCGAGTCTTCCATCTGGGCGGCACATTCATTCCAGTCCCTTACTTCTACAGCGGCGCGGAGCTTTTTGAATTTGTTCATGCGACTGTAACCAAGATTGAACATCATGTTCGCTAGGACTAGCTGTGCTTCTTCCGGCAGGTCATCGAAGTTGTCATACATGCGATTGCAATCATCCATTGTTATGGCGATGTCGCGCCGAAACACAGATTGAACACGCTCTTGCGTGATGGGCGAACCTACGGGCTTGCCGTACTCAGGGTCGTCCATTGTGACGAGGTGACCAATTCCGAAAGTCTCCAGACCGATATGATCCAAATAAATTTCGTACTTGCAGCCTTCGTCTTCTGCAAGCTCTTCTCGTAATTTATCTAAGTTCATGGATTAGTTCTCCCAAGTGCCTGCGCAAGTGCCTGCGTGGCGGGGTTAGGATTCAAGATTGGAGATACCTGTGCCGTTGTGCCTGCCTGTGCTGGTTGCACCTGTGGTATCTGACTTATTGTTTGTTGTATCTGTGGCTGTAATTCTTGCATTGCTAATTGTGTTGCGGGTCTTGCTTCTTCTGCTGCTTGCTCAGTAGCCATCCGCCCACCTTGAACAGTTGCTGCGGACATGATTTGCCAGAATGCTTGAAAACCTTGCGCGATGGGGTCATTCGCCTTGAACTTGCCAGACATAAACTCCTTGACACTATTTGGCTTGCGAGAAGCCATCATCATACGAAGAACCTTTGGATTACGCAATGCCTTAGACATTCCCGCGTACATGACGGCAGTTGGCAACGCCGTAGTTAGGTTGCCCATAAGCTGAAACAAGCCCAGACCAAGGGCGATATTTGGTGCCGCCAAACCGCCTTTGCCTTTGATTGATGCGTTAGAAGCTTTAACCATTGTCTCCGCCATAGCTGTCAAACCTTCTGCACCGTTAGGTCCAAACATTGCGTTTAGTGTATCGTCACCATAAGACCGCAATACAGATTGCAGTTTGTTACCAAGCCTGCCAGACTTAAAGGACTCTATGAAGTCGTCCGTCATGCGAATTTCGCCAGCCTCATCGACAGTGGCACCAATCTGTTTAAGGATTCTGCCCATTGCAGCATCTTTCACCTGATTCATTCTCTCAGGGGACAAGAACTTTTGTGCCTGACGAATAGAACTAGGTGAATTAAACACTGTCTGTGCGATGACTTCAGGGTCATCTGTTTGTTGTAAAGTGTTTATTAGCCTGTCTCTGTTTAAAGCAGAACGTGCAGTCTGTGCGGCTTGAAAGTCTTTAAGTGCCTGACCAAGTGGCTTGCTTCGCAGTGCTTCTGCTACCCCTGGTGAAAGGTTTGCCTTGCCGCGCTCAAGAACACTAATAACATCATCGAGTGCTTTCATGTCATCGCCAAACAGTTTGTCAACCGTTGTTCCTTTTTGACGTAGGTTTGCGACAAGTTCAATAGGGTCGATAACAGCCTCCCCCGTTGCGGGGTCAATGGTTCGAGATGCACGGAGCTGTTTTTCAAGATACATTTTTGCCAGACCCTGACGAACTTGATCCGCCATCTCTGAACCCTTGCCGCGTATCGTTGCGCGTTCAAAGGCTTCGCGTTCCAAGCGTGCCGCTTCACGCTCAACGAATCGTCTGGTTGGGTCGTTAGGTGCGAGGTTCTCTACATCCTTGAGAGCTTGTTCAACGCTCCGTCCGCCAATTTGTTGCTGTTTTAAAATCCGAGCACCAGCATCCAAATCGGCTATGCCTGCTTCTGCGCCAAGTGCCTTGTTCGTTGGTGCACCACGAATAGCTTTAAGAAGTTGGTCGAGAGCTTCTGGATTATCTTCTTGAATTATCTTGTCAAAGATGAACTTCATATTCATCTGACCATTTTGCGCTTGCTTAACAATGTCCTGCACTACCACGTTGTCAAAACGTTTTATTCCAGTACGATATAAATTGTTTGTTCTACGCAGCAGACTTAATGCTTCTTGTGCTTCCGAATAACTAACATCCTTTAAATCAAACCCTTCAGGTAGTGTGCGCGTTTCTCCTGAAACTACATCTGGATCACGAACCACAAGACTTCTTCCTTTAGATGGGTCAAAACTCCGCATTAAACCAAGGTTTATTTCGGCCTGTGTAAAAGCATCATTAATTGAGGCTTTTAGTGCACCAAGTGCTCCTACGTTGACATCGTTCATCAATGCTGGGTTGTATGTGGCATCTGTCAATCCCTTGCGCAGCCGAGCTACTTCTTGAGGTGTGGCAAACCCCTTCTTCGCAAGTGCTCTAACCTGCGCGGCAAATCTTGTGCCTGCGATATCTGCAATGCTATCGACTTCCAGTCGGTCAAGCTCTTTTAGAATACCTTTCATGGGAATGATTTTTTTACCGCGCAACACATTCGTTGTCATGGTGTACAGGCGGTCTACGTCCTCATCAAAGACAGCTTTGCGCTGGTAAATCATATCCTTCAGATCTTTTGGTATGCTCTTGCCATCCTTCAAGTTACGCATGACTTGATCTATTTCATTGCGCACAGCATCATCCATCCGGCGTTGTGCTTGGGCAAGCGTTTCATCTCCAGATGCAAAGTAGTCAGTAATGTCTTTCTTTACGATTTCGTCAAGGTTATTAATTGCTGAGTCATCTGCAATACCAGCGGCTCGAAGGTCAGCGACCACTTGCTGTAGGTTTTGCATCGCGGCCTTTTGATTCGGAAAGACCCCTTCGTACACCGCTTGCAAACGGTTCAGGATAGGGCGAAACTCTTCACTGGTTGCGCCTGCTACGGTTGGACGGTAGCCGCGATTAATTACGTCACGAGCCTGTGCACGCAATGCTTCGTTTGCTTCGCCCCCTGGACCTTTGATGATGCGACCAAACAGCTTTGATATGCCTCGTCCAACGCCTTCACCAAGACCACCAAACACACCTTCCATTGCGGTATCACGAGCAATCTCACCAGCCGACTGCATCTGTAAGCCTTCGGCTGCTTCGATGCCTTCGTCAAGAAGTTTACCTGCGGCGGTTGCCCCGCCGACAATTAACACGCCGGGTAAGAATCCTACGCCAGATGCAACAAGACTTGCACCTATGCCTGTAGCGATAGGTAGTGCAGTCGCTCCTGCAAATTCTTTGACATCGTTAAACGAGAAACCTTCTTCATCGATGGCGAGTTCACGACCTTCACCAAGACCGAGCTTGGTGCGACCTTCTTGTGTCAGAATGTGCCTGCCTAGCGGATCTACACGATAACCATCACTCCCCACAA